TAAAGCATCATCATTTGCTTTAACAGGTTCTTCAATTACATTATCATTTTTATCCTTTTTCCATTTGTAAGACATAAATTCCCTTTTAAGATTTTGACTATGAAAGTGAATGTTTATAGGATAAGATTTCATTTTAACTATTCCTGCCCATACATCTTTTTGAGCAGGTTTAATATTAAATCCTTGTCGGTAAAGTTCCTCTATTGATTTTGGTTCTGCTGCATCTGCGTATATTGTTGCTCGTTCAGGCACTTTCTCTTTTATCAATCTTGTAAGGTCGGATAGTGTTAGTCCGCTTTGATAAATGATTTCCTCAAAATAGTTTTCGCCTTCGTGATGGGTAACCTTTATGAGTGCAGCTGGGTGAACATACCCAAAGTCAAGCCCATAGAATACATCGCCATCAGGTGCGGTGTCGTATTGCTTCCATTGGGTGTAGATAAGTTCTTTTGCTGCACCTCGTTCCCCTAATCCGTAAACCTTCCACATAAAATCATCAGGTAGGTTTTTATATTGCTCTATGTTTTTTATTTGTGATTCGGATAGGTTAGGCAGGTTGTTTAAGTAGGTAGAATGTATGCGTTTGTTTTCAGGGTTGTCAGCTATTTCATAAACCCAATTAACGAAGTCAGCAGGATTCCAATCAAGGAACACCTTACCTGTGGTTCGCATTAGTAATTGGTCGTATAAAGTTCTTTTGATTAAGTTGGCTTCGTTTATGAATAGCACATCCCTTGCTGGTCCTCTTGCCTTGCTTTCATCTTCTAATCCAAACAGTTCAATGTAAGACCCATTAGGGTAAGTGTATATAAAATCGGAAAAGCTAAAATCATTGTCTTGCCATAAACCCCAATTCTCCATTATACTTTTAAAATCCCTATAAACTCCACGCTTAATATGTGGAAGGGAATGCGATACTATTGAAATCCTTGTCTTTGGATTGTTGTAGGCTATCTCAATCAGTAACTGAACAATGGAATAAGACTTTGAACTCCTTGTGCCACCTTCATTGCAAATGACAGGATAATTGCCTTCGTATGCTCTTTTGTTGGCAAAGAATACAGGGGTTGCATTAATCTTCAATTGGTTTGCATCGGTCATCTTCTTGTATTACTATTTGAACGCTACCTTGAATGTTTGCGTTAATGTCGGTTGTTTGTTTTGCTCTGCCTTCTAATCTATCAAGTATTTCCTGATAAGCCCTTAAGTCGGATTTCATTGCCTTTGCAATTATCTTCATATCTAGTTGTTCAGCTATTGTAAACTCCTCATCTTCGCCTGTAACAGGGTTACGCACTTTGGTAACAAGTTCAAGTAAACGCAGTAAACGAGTTCTTGAATTAGGAACTCCTTTAGGTCTGCCATTAGGGTTTGCAACTTCCCCTTTTTTAAATGGGGTTAAATTTTGTTCATTAGCCATAATCTCACTATTGTTTCACTATTTTACAAAGTTACACCACAATTCGGACAAGTCGTACCTCCGATGGCATTGTCCTTTGGTTGTTCTATATCATTTGCGAATGCTGGTATATCTAATCCCCAATTATCTAAATCTTCAATGTTCCATTCGTTTGCCAAAGCATCCCACTCCCATTCGCCATATCCAACATTATCTTTTACAATAAATTCTTTCTTTTGTGCTTCGCTTAAATTGTTAGCGTGGATTACAGGTACATCTTTAAGCCCAGCTTCAATACAAGCCTTTAGTCTCATATTGCCACCTAATACCATATTGTTTTCATCAATTACAATAGGTCTCAACTCAAGCATTTGGGGGAAATCTTGGATTGACTTAACAAGTTGTTTAAACTTATGGTCTTTAATCAGTCTAGGATTGTTTGGGTTTGGTTTGATTTCGTTGATTAACATTATCGGTTCTTTGTTGGTGTTCTTATAGATGCTGATTTAACAACATTATTTATAATTAGATTATTGTAGCCAATTTCTTTTTTACACTTGCATTTGATGGTGTGTTCCTTTATGGAACTTTGCCAAACATAGTCCTCAATAATTATTCCACATTTGCACTTGTATTCTCTTTTACAAAATGTATCTTTCATTATCCTTGTCGGTTATATGGTTTTGTTGGTTTGTCTTTCGGTCCGTTACTTTTTTTGTACTTACCTTTTTTTCTTGTGCCAAAGTTTACCTTACCAGCTGCGTTTAGTTTAGCCATTACTTATATTTTTCAATTAGTTCGTTTAATTCAGTCCTTGACCATTTCTTTATGAGCCTGTGTTGGCTTTCTAGGTGCAATACCATTCGTTCCCCTATCTTATCAATTAGGTTTCTGCGATAGCCTATCAGGTGGAATTGGTCAAAGCCGTTGCAAGATTTACATTCTCCGTTTACATTGTACTCATCAAATCTTAATGCTGAACTACCCTTAACAGGAACATAATGCCCAGCATCCATATATTCAAAATCCTTTACCTGACCGCAACTAATACAAGTAAAATATCCATCTTGACTATCTCTAGTCCTAATGTAGCGGTTAAATATTTGTTGAGCCTTTGCGGTTAATCTTGGGATAGTTTGTAAAGCCATAATGCAAAATTAGGGTTTTATAGTACGAAAAACAACTATTCGGTCTTTATGGGTAAATCGTTTCTTGTTCACAGGGTTTAATGATTGTTTGATTTGGTATTCATTTACACCTGTTATTCTTTTTGCGTAGGATATTGATTTAAATATTATTTCTTGTTTATTGTCTAGGTATATCATTCTCACTTGTTGTGCGTTCTCTGCTCCATTCATTTGCTATGTCGTTTAGTAATTTTGTTAATGGAATTAAAAATCCTTTAGAACTGTTGTTATCCCCTCCGTTTTTAAGGAATAAGTTTTCTTTGTAGTAAACCCTACAAACTTGTTTTAGTGCTTTAGTTGGAAATATAAAAGATATGTCAAGTTCATCTATTCTATAAATCCAATACTCTGCGGTTGTGGTTGCTAATCCGCTGGGCTTACCTCTTGATTCGTATTCAAAGAATAAGTTTCCTGTTTTATGAATTAACCTATCGTTTTTTACTTCAATATGTTTACCATCGGAAAACATATAATTTATTAAATCTTCGGCTTTTTCGCCAAAGTTTAGGTCGTGTGTAAAGCTAGATGAATATTTCATTTTATTAATCGTTTTATTTCGTAGTATAAATCAAATGTTCCCAATATCATTATGGCTAGGATAAAGCCTATAAATATCCTTGTAAATTCAATTGTCAGTTTAAACAGTTCTTTCATAGTTGGTTATTGTAGTGCATCATTAATGAATATTTTTTGCATTGCTGGGTCATTGTTTCATCGCTTATTAACATATCATTTGCTTTTTTCGCCTGTGCCAAAAAGAATAACCTAACTTTTGCTTTTATGTCATCTCCTTGCTCTTTTGATATTTTAATCAATTTGCGTTTCCACATATAATCAAATACTTGGTGATTAATAAACCTAAAGTCTTTTCTAGTTGATTTATCCCACCATTCCTTTTCATCTTTGATGGCTTGTTCTTCATCTATGTAATTGTGAGCAGTTGGCTCAATCTTTGGTTCAATCTTTTGCCTTACTTGTACTGCAATCTTTTTGTAGGCAGACATTACCTCACCTATTAGTTTAGGATTAAAAATGATATGCTTTTCAACTGATAACTTATCTGCTGCTAACATTTCAAATGCGGTTTTTAATTCCTTTAGTTTGAATATTCCGTAATTATCCATTACAAAATCAACTATAAAGTCAAAGTCATCCATTGCTGGTGTTTGTGTTCCGCTTAATTGTAAACAGGTTTTAAGTACCTCTTTTACTTCTATTTTTGAGCATTTACTAATACTCATTGAATTAATTGCCTCGTATATTTTAACCTCGTATTTATCGGTTAATTTATAAGCTATTTCGTTTTTGGGCTTCTCGTTCAGCATAAGAGAGTTGCTGATTTGGATTAGTTCGTTTTGCATTTGGGTTATAATTTTTATCTATTAATTTTCCTTCCGTTAAATCTCTAGCCATCCAATTTTTTGCGGTGGCTATCCAGTCTTTCTTTTTTTCGCCTTTAGAATCCGACCAATTTTTAATGACCTCAAAATAGTAATTGAAGTTAGCAATTTCATATTGAGTTCCAATAAATGATTGTTCAAATTTTTCAATAGTATTTACATCACTATCTACAAAAAGGGTTGTGCCTACTACTTTCCTTTTATTTACTTTAATTTCCTTTTCTTTTATTTCCTTTACTTTACTTTCATTTCCTTTGTTATCTTCTGTTATAACTATGTTATCGTTTGTTATAACTTCCTTATTTTTCCATCTATTTTCCATCCCTTTTTTACCAGCTATTGACTTTAAATTACGCTTTTCGTATAATAATTCCTTATTTCTTAATACTCGTTCACTCCAATATTTTACCCCATCAGTAACAAATAGTTCTATTGATATACATTCGTTATAAAACTCCTTTAAGAATGTTATATCAACGTTAATTTGATATGCAATGCCATCAATTAAATTACAAGTAAGTTTTGAATCGCTGCTTTCGTGCATTATTTCAATTAAAACCCAATAAAGACCATAAGCCTGCATTCCAAATTTGCTCCTTAAATAAAGGATTTTTTCATCACTCCCAGCATTAAAATCGTGGGGGAAATAGTATGTATCTTTTGACATAATAAAAATAGCCCCATTGAATCCCTACCAGTCGTATTGGTAGTTCATCGCAAGGGCAATAAGTTCTTGATAGGATATACGACATCCTTTTACAAAGATAACCTTTTTTTACCTAAAATGGCAAATCTTCTGCATCTTCTTGTTCTTGTTTGTTTTGGGCAAACTCTTTTTTGGCTTCCCAAACATACTCTTTCCCATTTCCGCAATATTCCTTTTTGGCTTTCTCTGCCCTTTCAGTTGCGGTTTGTCCGTTATATACTGTGTGGGTATTTTCAAACTTATCTAACTCTTTACGTTTCTCTACAACTATTGTAGCATAAGAATTTCCGTTTTTGTGTGCAGTAAATTTGATGTCCTCTTTTTTGATGTTTAATACAATCATTGTTTTTAATTTAAGTGTTTATTAATTTGTTCTTGTTCAATTTGGTTTTCTGCTTCATTTCTTAATTCCCATTCATCTTCATCAATAACTTCCCAATCGCAATGCTCGTGGCATTCAGGACAAAGGTCGTAGGTTATTTCGCTTTCATATCCGCAGCAGGTATTAATTAGCATATTCTTCATAGTTTTCGCTAAAATCACTCATTGGCATAAATGGTTTTGGCTGGGTTAATAATGGGGTTAACATTTCAGGATAGTGTTTTGCCTTGTATTCCTTTAGTTTGGCTTTTGCTTTTCTAATCTCGGTTAAATATTCATTTTTCCAAAATCTATGGCAGGATTCAAACTTCCACTCATAGTAAGCAATGTTATCCCTTAATTTTTCAAGTTTACTGTCTATCATAAAGTTGATTGTTTGGTTTTAAATATTTCTTTTAATTCAGGGCTATTGTTAACTAACTCCATATTGTATGAATATAGCGTTTTAAGTTCCGTTTTTGATACGCAAAGGTCAACGGCTAACTCTACATCCAACTCCGTTAGATGTGCCTTTAAATAGGCTGATTCATCTGCTTGTTGCATCTCCTCGCTGGTGTATATTCCTGACAAATCCTGTGGGTATGCTTTTCTTAAAGCAAGTGCCTCTGCAACCTTACCAAGCATAATATGTGGTTTTGCCCATAAGCCCATAGGTTTGCCATCCTTATCAAATTGGCAATACTCTGCTAAATAAGCAACTCCAACGGATGCCTCAAAGCGAATGTCATTGTGGAATCTAAATACTGAAATCTTACACGAAATCAATACACCATTTTCATAAGTAAATAATGGCTCGGATTGTCCACCATAAGTTCCTGACCTTTCCGCAATAACACGGAATCCATCAATGGATGTTTGGATGGTCATTCGCTTTCCGCCTTTACTCCAGCGGTGAATACAATAAATCTGCCTTGAAAGTGCATCAAGCCCTGTGCGTTGACATTGATACAAAAATAACTTTAGCTCCTCTTGGGTTGCTTCAGGTGCAATT